ATCTAACGGCCAGGCAGTGGCTGACAACTTCGAGTATGCACTCGAGGTGTTCCGTTACTTCATGGATAACGGCGTCATGCCTACATCGACCTTCATCAAGGGCGGTGAGCGTAACGCATCGATGGTTGCAGCATTTGACTTCTTCAATCAGTGGAACGCCAGCGGCCAGAACATGCCTGTCGGCCAGTTCCTCGACAATGACTACACAGTTCGTGCACTGATCGACTTCATCGACGCCTTCAATGAAGCAAACGGCACAGACATCAGCGTTCCTTCCAGCGAAGGTATGAACGAAGTCGTCAAAGGCTCCTACATCCTCGGCCCTAAGATCGGCCAGGGCTTCTACCAGAACATCCGTGGCAACTACGATCCGCTGACGATGGACATCTGGTGGATGCGTATGTGGAACCGTCTCACTGGACGTCCTTTCGAGGACATGAAGGATGAGGCGACGATGCAGAAGAACCGCGACAAGATCGAGCGCGGTATGAAAGACACCACTGACCCAGCTATGAAGCAGGTCATCAAGGAAGCCCTGCAAGCTGCCGGCGTGAAGCGTACAGGCCTCTACAAAGACCCAGCCAAGTTTGACGAATTCATCGTCCAGCTCGACAAGGCCTATCAGCGTTTCTACAAGCGTTACAAGCAAGAGAACGGCGTCAACCACACCAAGCCGGCACTGTTCAAAGCGACTGGTACGCACGTCAAGAACATGCAGCAGCAGCTCCAGGCGCAGCCAAAGGGCCCAGGTGAGCGTAGCGCGATGCGCCGTGCCACCAAGAGAGCCATCGAGCTCTTGCAATCCCAGGGCTACGACATAAATACAGCAGACTTCCAGGCGCTGATGTGGTACCCAGAGAAGCAGCTCTTTAGACTGCTCGGTGTCGCCCCAGGACGTGGCGCTGACAACGACTATCTTGATGCAGCCAAGCTACTAGCTGAGAAAGAGGGAAAGACTTATGAGCAAATCCAAGAAGCACTCCCCGCAGCAGAGCGAGACGGGGTCGATAGTGGAACAGGTTCCATCGGACAAGATGGCGAAGCTGATCGAGGGCCTGGCAGCCCTGACGCCGGTATCCTCTCCCAACTCAACACCTACGAACCAGATGGACCTTCCGGACGGGGGGATGCTGATGGTGGACGATCCGGACCAGTAGTCGGCTCACGTCCTCCCACACCCACAGAAGTACAAACACAGCTCGATAGCATCGAAGATGCCTTATATAACTTCGAGCCCATTGTTGTTGGTGCTCCAGGCACCACTTTTGAAACTGGTCTCAATTCGATCGAAGCTGTCCGCCGGCTGGCTACAGTGTTTCAAACGACACTGGCCATGGTGCCGTCGTCGACAAAAGCCGAAAAGATTATGTCGGACATCGTAATGCCTGAGTACGACGGCATGGGTTCCAACTTACAAGTCCGCGTAATGTTGAGCATAAGAGAAGCGGCGAAGGCACTAGGTGTTAGGCTCAGTAAGACCCCAGGCACCGGCAAGTATAAAAACATGCCTCAGCCAGATCCTGAACGCACCAGTCCTGGTGCCGGTTTGGCAATTGTCAACGAGCAGCGTCTTAAAGATAAAGGCTATGACACGCCGGCAAAGAAACTGTTTGTCGTTACCCATGAGGCTCTGGGTCACACGCTCGAGCAACAGAAGCTGGACGAATATAAACCTATCGAGCGTTTTCAATACAGCGCAGGTGATGGCGATTATCCCTTCTCATTCGATAATACACCGCGTGGTGATCTCGCTACCCTGATCGACAGTCTGAATGGCCAGTTGGTCGTTGGTACGAAGAACGCAACAAAACGCAAGCACAGCAACACCGCTGAGATCGTCAAGGATCTTGAACGGATGTATTACGAAAACTTCCAGGTGCTGGGAGAAGACTTTGCGATCACGCCACACGGTGTAGCTTTGTATAATCTGATTGGTGCCGAGACAGGTTTTGGCCCAGCTCTCACAGAAGAGACAAAAGCACACATCCAAGCGACGGAGCGGCGTACAGGCAAAGACTTCAAACGGTTCGTTGAAAGTCAGATGCGCGGGTACTTCTTCAAGCCGGAAGAACAATTAGCAAACGGTATTGCGTTTGCTCTACTGAACCCGCGTTTGTTCAAGCAGCGTTATCCAGCCGCTTACAGCTACATCAAAGAGCTATTAGCAACTGGAGAAGAGAGTAAGCATCGCCTGAACCTCTACGCAGCACCATTTAGTGTCCTTTTCGCAGCTATGATGGCGATGTTTGCCGTAGGCGACGGAGAAGACCAGGAAGAAGACATGGATCCAGGCGCTCTCTCGATGGGCGCTGGAGCACTAACAGCATAGGAGTGAGACATGGGCGCACCAAAGCATCCCCGTAAAAAGTCTCCTCCTAGAGCCGGCAACGGTGCCTGCCCACAGAAGGCACCAAAGCAAAACTATTTCTCGACCCTCATGCAGACAGAAGAGGGCAGGAAGCTGCGCCAGGAGTGGTCGCGCAAGAAGCGCAAGAACCCTGGCAGACCAAGGGGAGTCCCTGATGGCTACCGCAAAGCACAAATAGAACCCATCAGGGCTAAGATAAGAAAGGAAGCAACGGAGATTGTGAAAATCATGGCAGAGAAGTTTGAAATCGAAAGCGAGTACGCCAAGGAGGCCCTTACAACGGCCGTCGAGGTGATGCGTGTACCAGGTGAAACCCGTGAGAGGCTTGCAGCCGCACGGCTTGTCCTGGACTTTACGAAGCAAAAGCCGGCATCGAAAAGCGAAGTAGCTGTATCGAAGGCCGAGGACTTCCTTGCTTCACTGATTGAAGACGATGGATCCGAAACTAAAAGCAGTTCGTAAGCGTCTCTATACTGAGTTTCCTTTTTACGCCCAAGCAGCACTTTCTATCCGTACCAAGGCCGGCGACATCTCCCCTTTGTCGCTCAATCCTGCCCAGGAGATCCTGGATGAAGCGGTACGTAAACAACTTGCGACAGACGGCAAAATCAGGGTCATCATCCTGAAAGCACGGCAGCAGGGCCTGTCCACGTATGTGGGTGGCTACCTATACTTCGCGGTGTCGCAACAAAAGGCCCGTAAGGCGATGGTGATCACTCACCACGCCGATAGCACCAGGGCTCTGTTCGACATGACCAAACGCTATCACGAGCACTGCCCTGAGATCCTGAAACCTCATACGAAGTACTCTTCGAGAAGGGAATTGTCCTTTGACATTCTTGACAGCAGCTATGTGGTCGCAACGGCTGGCGGTGACAGCGTCGGTCGCGGAGAAACTCTCACGCATGTTCATGCATCCGAGTTGGCCTTCTGGCCTAAATCTTCTGCCCAGGACATTTGGAATGGTCTGGTCCAAGCGGTCCCTAATACGCAAAACACTGCTGTATTTATCGAGTCCACCGCGAACGGTGTGACCGGCACCTTTTATGATTTATGGCGGGGAGCAGTCGAAGGTAAAAACGGGTTCGTTCCAGTGTTCATTCCCTGGTTTGCAGATCCAACCTATCGCGAAGAGGTCCCTACTAAATTCGAGCGGACGCCGGAAGAAGAAGAGCTCGTCGAAAAGCATGGTCTAGACGACGGGCAGCTCATGTTCCGGCGCCGCAAGATTGCACAGAACGGCATCGACCTTTTCAAGCAAGAATATCCGGCAGAGGCCGAGGAAGCTTTCCTGACTACTGGCCGGCCTGTCTTTAACCCAGAGCAGCTCACAAAGTGCCTCGATAGTGCCCGTGACGTTGAAGAGCGTCTTGCACTGGAAGCAGATGAGTGGGTTCACAATGCAAGGGGTGAGCTGACAACTTACCGTAAGCATGATCCAGGAGAGCGCTATGTGGTCGGTGCAGATGTGGCTATGGGCGTCAGGAACGGCGACTACTCGGTCGCACAGGTCCTCGACTCCAAGAAAAGGCAAGTTGCGACGTGGCGTAGCCAGGTTCATCCAGACTACTTTGCGGAAATCCTCTACGAGCTAGGCCACTACTACAACGAGGCCCATATAATCGTGGAAAACAATAGTCACGGCATCCTTACGTGTACGCGGTTAGCCAAGGATTTCAACTACCCCAACTTCTACACTGAAGTACAGGTAGACAAGGTCACTGACCGTGAAACCGTGAAACTAGGCTTCACCACAACATCCAAGACCAAGCCCCTGGTCATCGATCAGCTCCGGGCCTCAATGCGAGAACGTGAGCTAGAGTTGAATGACAAGACCACAATCCGAGAGATGATGACATATATCGTGACGGAGAGCGGCAGCATGGAAGCTGAGCCGTCCTGTTTTGATGACACTGTTATGTCCCTCGCTTTGGCAAACCACGTCCACGAGGGCGCCTGGGAGCCTGTAGACATCCCTCAAGAACTATACATAGAGACGGTGTAATGAGTGAGTATCGAAAGCTAGACGATAGCGAAATCGTCAAGATCGTTGACGACAACATTCGCACGTCTGTCGGCTATTATGATAGCCAGCTCAGCCGTGAGCGGAAGCGTACCCAGGATTACTATAATGCCATTCTGCCTAAGCCGGCACATGATGGTAACTCCAAGTATGTAAGCCAGGACGTCTACACAGCGGTCCAATCCATGTCCGCTGCACTCCTGGAGACATTCGCAGCCGGAAATCGCATAGTGAAATTCAGCCCACAGGGACCAGAAGACGTTGAGTTAGCCTCAGTTTGCAGCTCGTATACAGACTATGTGATGTTCCGCCAGAACGATGCTTTTGCAGTATTCCAGAGCGTGATCCATGACGGCCTAATGGCCCGTGTTGGTGTCGCAAAGGTCTACTGGAAAGACGATATGTCTATGGAAAGTCAGGCATTCGAGAACCTCACACAGGATGAGCTCGACATGCTTCTGGCTTCTGATGAAGGCATCGAGCTTGTAACCAGTGAAACGGATGATGTTGGTCTCCTGTCAGGTGAGATTGCAATCGAGCGTGATACCAGCCAGGTTGTCATCGAAGCCATCGAGCCAGAGAGCTTTGTCATCGAGGCGCAGGCACGTAGCCTAGAGGATAGCAACTTCTGTGCACACAGGGCTCGTATGACCCTCACAGAGTTACGGGAACTCGGCTATGACGAAAAGCTGATCGAAAAGATTGGCGACCACCAGGACGTCGAAATGGAGACAGATCCTGAGGTCTTGGCCCGGTTCGAAGGTGTCGACCAAAATCGTGGCTTCAACGCACAAGGCTACCAGGACCAAGTGCGTTACGTGATGGTTCATGAAGCTTATGTCATGCTCGACAAGGTCGGCTCAGGCATAGCAGAGCTCTACAAGGTCACAAAAGCCGGCAATGTGCTGCTCGAGTGTGAG